AACTTTGTCCGCCTGTTTGCGCCGCAAATATTGCACTGGATACCGCTGGACCACCCGCCCCGCCTACAATGATACTGGGGATCATGTTTCCGATTGCATTGGCCATCTTATATGTAAACCCGTCAATTGTCCCGGCATTTTCAAGCATTTTGGTCTGGGATAACTCTGATTCTGTAGGCATTGCGTTTTTGCGTGTCCCCATAGCAAAATCGGGAATTGATTTAATGCCTTCTACTGCATTCTGCATACCTGCACCAATCGACTGGGTTGTATTTACTATGGTTTTAATCGGTCCCTTGTACTGATTGTTGTGTTCGTAGTTTGCCTCTGCACCCCTCTGGTTTAATTCTCCCTGTATGGAATCCAGGTATTTTTCTGCCGTGTCTTTACCTTGGCGTTCAAAAAGATAGTCGTAAATATCGCGTTCTGAATCATTTAATAGAGCATATCTTCTTAATGGACTCTTAGCGTTATCCTGGCCGCTTGTTATATCCAGAACAGAGCTTTTACCAAATACATTCTTTCCATCTCCGAATGTATTGACATAACTTTCAACCGGGTTGCTTTCTTTTCCTCCTAATGTCAGTTTTTTGCCACCAATCGTTAGACCCTTATCCCCGAATGGCAGCTTTTTGTTATTGTACATAAAAGCATACTGATCATTCGCTTTTGCGGCATTCTCTTTTGCCTTTTTAACAGTATCCGCAAAATCTTTCTGTTGAGGAATGTCAGTATACTGAATGAATGTATCTCCGTCTTGAAATCCGACCTTATCCTTAGCTTCCTGCTGCTCTTTTTCTATCCTTTTTCTTTTGCGGTATTCCTGTAAAAGGTCGTTTTCGTACTGTGCTTCATTTAACATCCACTTTTGCTGCTTTATTTGGTTGTACTGTTTTACCGCATCAGCCATGGGGATAGAACTCTCAGCGACTTTTTCCCTGTCGCTCCGGATAAAATCTGTCATGGCTGTTGTATGCTGACTGGTTGAACTCTTGCGCAACCAGTCCTGTCTTTCTTGTCTTTTCTGCTCGTTTTGTAATTCAACAAGTTTCTCTTTATCTTTTTTAGCCTGCAGCAAGCTTCTCAAATCGCTTTTTCTTGTTTTTTGAGATTCTTCAAATGATGGTATGCCGCTTACCGTGCTATTCGATTCACTTTCATAAGTATCATCGTTGTTCTCTAAAACTTTTTTCTTTTTTAATATGCTAGATAATGAAGTCCCCAAAGTTGCCTCCTTGTTTACTTATCCGTGTCAGTTACCTGTTTCAGTATTCTTAAACCTTTATCGTAATCACCACCGGCCTGTGTGATTACTTTTTTAATCTGGCTATCAGTCAAGCTCGGGTACTGATCTGCAACATATTCAATTACCTGTGCTATGCTATAATTGGTGCGTCCATGTCCATCCTTACTTTCAATCAATCTTTTCGCATCCTCAACATACTTTGCAAGATCCGAGCTAGTGCTACTAGACTTCTTGGAGGATCCCTTTGAAGATCTACCAGACGAACCTCCGGATGCTTTTTTAGCCAGTGATGCCGCCAACTGCTGTCTCTGCAATTCCAGCTGTAATGCATCCTGCTGTTTCTGATAATCAAACTGGGTCTGCCAGTTCTGCTGTGCAAGTGCATCCTGGGTCTTCTGGTATGCGTACTGTTCCGCCCACTGCTGCGCAGAAAGGTCTGTCTGATATGCTCCAAAATCCTGGTTATATGAGCTATCATATCGTCCAGCGTAATAATTTAGATCATTGTAGTAATCATTTACACTATCTCTATACCTGCTATAATCAATGTTATCCTGGTTATTTACTGCATTCAGACGGTTATACAGCTCCTGTCCTTCATTCAGATACTGCTGATATACACGGTCATATATGTCAAATGACTTATCGTTCAGCTGGCTCAGGTAATTGTCATACGCCTGCTGTCCTGCTGCCTGTGCATAAGTGGATCCGTAACCACCTGTAGCCGCTGTTGCTGCTCCCATGGTATCCCTCATGGCTTTCTGTCCCTGCTGGATATACTGTTCCCGGTAGTTTTTATACAGATCTGAATCATATACACTATTCGTGTCAAATGACTTCCTGTTTAATATATTATCAATGATCCCATCAATTGTTCCTTGATACTTGCTATAGTATTCATCCGGCTTATTATTTTCAATTTCATCCAATCGATCAGCATAATCCGTTGTCCGTGCAGATGGCGAAAACTTTGCATAGTTATAATCCGTCAAGTATGTAGCCGCCGGATGTCCCGGTCCGGTCTTGCCATCATCGCTCACCGGTGTAATTGTTACGTTCTGATTCTGGTTGTTGGCATTACTCTGCTGCCCCGCTGCCTGTGATTTCTGAGACTGCTGCTGCAATGACTTCAACAGTGACATATTCTGCTGTGCAGTTCCGCTGTATCCAGTAATTCCATACTGAGATGCAAGGTTTTTTCTGGCTCCGTAAGAGCTGTCCATGTTACGGCTTTTCAAATAATCAACAATAGATGCAACTGCCATACTTATTCCCCTTTCTTATCTTCCGGCTGGTCCTTAGTCTCAGATTCCATTCTTTCTCCATTTTGGAGCATTCGATTGATTGTAAGCAGAATCCCTGCCTGTGTTACTCCCTCAACTTTTAACTGATTTAATGCGATCAGTGCTGTATTAATATCACTTTCTTCAAAAACAATCTTCACTAAGCTGCCTCCTTAATCTCTTTTAAAGCTTTTTCCAATTCTTTGATTTCCTTTTGCTGCGCCTTTATTGCTCCAGCAAATAATACGCTGTTGTTTCCATATGGAATTGATAAGTATTCTTCGGAATGATCTACCAAAGGAAGATTTGTTCCAAGCTTTTTCTGAAGTGCATCCAGCTCCTGGGCAATTAATCCCATTGACCTTTGATCGGAATCTTTAAACTTAAAAGTAACCGGTCTCATTCCCAAGACTAAATTTAAGGCTATTTCATCCGGAATCTCTTTGATATTTTCCTTCAATCTCCTATCTGATCTTTCATACAGTGTTTCGCATGACACATCACCAGATACCGTTACTGTATTTGCAGTCAGCGTTCCACTGACATCCGCGTTCCCTGATATTCGCATATAATTTGTATACAGAAGTCCCTGTGTAGTGATCGTGTCTGCATAGGTTATGGCATCTACACTCACTGCGCCTGAAGATGATACTTTAAACTTATCATTTATATTGATAGATCCACCATTGATCGTTCCACTAAATGAAGCCGTTCCATCTTTGTATAGCTTGAAGTTATTCGTATCAATAACTAGATATCCTGTCTTAAATGTAATAGCATCTGATGTTGCTGATATTTCTGAACACAGTTTATCTTTGCTCACTTTCAATGCAATCTGACCATTCAACACCCTGATGCTAGTTTCCGTGCTTTCTTTCAGATTGGTAAACTGGCTGATAAATCCATTCATAGTTACTTCCAATTGACTAATGGATTCATCTGTTTCCTGGTACTTAAGAAAAGAATCTTTTGTAAAATTGTTTTCCGGAGTTATATTGCTCAAGCTATATCTAAGCTGTTCATTCAACATTTGGATATAGCTATAAACTTTTTTCATATTTTTATCTTGCCCACCTAACGCAGGCATATTAAAGCTTGACATCTCTCACCTTCTTGATCTGTTCTTTTAATTTGTTTATTCTTTTCTGATTCTCCTGTATTCCTTTTGCGTACAACGCACTATAAGCCACATACGGCAGTTCTAAATATTTACCCGACCGATTTACCCCTAAAGCATTTTCTCCGTTCTCCTGTGTCAAGTAGACGTCCTGTGCAATATATCCTATCGCCCTATTGCCTGAATCTCGAAAAGAATACGATACCGGTATTAGTCCAGCAAAATCCGCTTTCTCAATATCTTTAATACATTGTTTTTTCCTTTTGTCTGACGTGTACCGCACCTTCCGGCAGTTCAGATTTTCAGACACATAAAGTTCGCTGCATGTAGCTGCTTTCCCAATAACGTTGATGTAATCATCATCATTGTAAATTTCCATATTAGCAGCCACGATAGCTTTCGCAGGATTTAAGGTAGTTGTAGTCAGAGCATCATCTATGTACACATCGCCGGAAGGAGATACTGCAAAACGATTGTTGATGTTGATAGATCCACCCGTTATATTTCCAGAAAAATATGCATTTCCAGGCTTATCTAACTTCATATTTTGGGCATCGATAATCAGGTGTCCGCTAGTTAGTCGGATATATTCTCCATACATCTCCATTCTGGTAAGCATTTCATGGACAACGTTCCCTGTTGCTACCAACAACTGAATACTTTCCGAAGACTGGGATAACTTAGTCTGTACAGATGAGGCATAATCATCATATTCAATGTTCAGCGCATCCGTTGAAAACTGAATTTTTCTTACTTTGTTGTTTCTATCCGTAATAGAATTTAAAACATCATTTGAAATGTTATCTTCCAGGCTCAAATTTGAAATCGTATATTTGAGATCCTCACTAAACCGGTATAACTGCCGTACAACTTTTCCTATGTCTGTTTCATTTTTCTGAATAATCATGGGTTTAAATACTGCCATGAATATCACTCCCATATCCTATATATTTACTCATAGCAATCAAAACTGCCGGTCCTTTTCCTTCCAGACGGAACCGGTATCTCTGGCATCTGGCTGGGATTATATTAAGCACCTGCGTTCTATATCCCTGAGAAGTAAAAGAAATTTTCTTTTCAAACTCTGGTTCACTGTCGCATTTTATAAATACGTCCACTTCACTTCCCGGATCCAGTTTCAAGTTAAAAAGCAGTCTTTTTAAGAACTTATACTCCACACTTCCATCCAACTGGTCTCCGCTCTCTAGCATCCACTCTATCTGCTCATCCCTTGAACCGCTGATTGTAAAAAGTTTTCCTGTGGAATCAACACAGTATAGCTGTCCTTCTCCGTATGCCATAAACAAAGCCTGCATATCATCTTCTTTGTGCCACATACCCTTTTTTAAATCATACACATAGATATTCCACTGCCCTGATACATCCTGTAACGATGCATAGTATTTTCCGTTATGCTGACCAGCCACACCGCCCTGAAACCGTACCTCTGCCAGTGCATCCGATACAGATTCCGGATACGCTCCGTCAAAACTGCATACATTGCTCCTGGACACATACAATAATGTTTCATTTACAACACATGCTGTCTTCTCACACCCTTTTGCAACACCTCTGACCGGGAATGATGTATTGATCTGAAAATTACTTGGTTTATCTCCATAAACCTTATGGATCGTATCTTCCTTGAAAAACAGCACATATCCCATATGAGACAGGCAGCCTGTAAAATCTCCATCTGATCCAACTGTAGCCGCATACGAATCTGTACTGATCCCTTCAAACGCATTCCAGTTTGTTGGATCTCCCAGCTTGCTTGCATATACCTCATGATTTGCGCTGGAGCAGCCCCACAAGCGGTTGCCATTCTCACAAATATAATCCATATCCGGTACTTTTCTGGTAAGCTTTAGCCCAGATTCCTGAGTAAAGCTGGATGATAGATCACCTATGATCACAATGTAGTCATCTGCTTTTTCCTGAATCACCGTAGTCTTGTTAAAGCTACTGTTTGTACAACCGGATATTTCCACACCGTCAAACTGATTAAATTGCTTTCCGATTCCGGTACAACTAATCTTTACCATGGTACTTCCGGTTGTCGTCTGTGCAAATGTTGCTGTTGCAGCCTGGCTCCAGGAAGCCTCTAATGCTGTCTTTTCTCCAGTGGATGTGTTATACATAATTTTATCCGGGAATACCACAATATAGGCTCCCAAACTCACCAGCTGCTTATCTGTATCCTGGACTGTTGCAATTTCTTTATCTTTGTAATACAGCTTTGTCCCATCCACATAGGCCAAACCATTTTTATAAATGATCCCATGAGGTTTTGATAAACTTTTCAGGATTTCTCCTCTTGGCTTTCTGACCGCTATCGCCGGGAAAACATCTGAAGACATGTTTTTCATGTCCGAAAACTCATTTTCTCCAATTACAAGACCTTTGTTCAGTCCCCCAAATGATCCTATCTGTTTGCTGTCCCCTCTCGGTGTCATTGTCAGCATTGGTAATCGTCCCATTAAAGCTCCTCCTTAAAATTTGGAAAATAACGGTGCTTTTTTTGCCCGATTGCAGCGCCTGAACCATGCAGCATATGCATCATAAGCGGAGTTGTACATTACAACGTCATTGTTATAGCGTTCAGTTTCTTCATTGTGATAATCAATCTTTGAAAGCAGATAATTAACATAGACATCCTTGAACCGATCCGGAATACTTAATTTTTTATCCTGGTCTTTTTCATATTCCATTGGAATAAATTCCAGATTATATCCTTCCGCCCGGTTGATTACTTCTTCAATGACCTGTCCCTCAATTTCATTGATCCATCCCATGATCATGTCTGTACCATACTGCTGCCCTCTTAAAGATGTGATATCACTAATCAAATCGTTTACTGTCATATAAGCACCTACTCTTTCAGTCCCGGCCAGGTAAGCGCTCCATCCTGGTCAGGGGTTAAAGTTACCGGGTCTGTAACCATAGCTCCATCTTCATTCAGCACGTACCATTTCCCATCAATAGTTTGCTGACCGGTCAGCATAGCTCCATCCGCGCCAAGGTAATACCATTTATCTTTGTATTTATACCAGGTATTCTTGACCATTCTTCCTGCACCATCAAACCAGTACCATTTATCATCGTACCAATACCAGTCATTTCTTACAGGCTCCCCGTTTCCGAGGTAATACTTCCAATCTCCATCCTCTTGCTGCCATCCTTTTTTCTTTTGTTCGCTTATTGGAGTTAAAAATAGCTTCTGTTCTGCCTGTCTTCTTCTGGTCAGGCCAGCCAAAATCTTACCACCACCGCGGTTATATGCCAGGATCTTTTCTGATATCTCAGCCCGCGATCTGGTTCCTTTTGCTGTCAACTGATCTATAGATCCTACATTGTATGCAAATGATACCAGGGCATCAAATTCATTTTGATTCCACATGTATTTCGTTCCATATTTGTCTACATTGCGCTCATATGGTCCCATATCATCCGTCAACATCTTATCTGCCTCTGCCTGTGTAATCCTCTGACCTGCTTTTACATTTCCTGTGTGTCCCCAACCAATGGTCCATACTCCTGCCGGGCACTTATAAGCTTCTAATCTGCATCCTTCAAAGCTTCTTATCAGTTTCAAACCATTCTCTGAAATTTTCATGTGTACCTCCTATTAAAAAAGGCTTAGGATATCCTAAGCCTAAAGATGTGTCACTCCAATTTTGTTTTGTCTTCGACCTGACCTTTAATTGCTTTTGCAAGCGGCATCAGGAACGGAGGCATAGCAACACCAATATCAAGTAAATTCTCTAGGATGGATATGATCTCATTGCAAATAAGCCAAACAGCTACTACGGTAGCAATCACAAACGGTATTTTTATGTCCAACCCTATATATTGTCCTGCATATATGATCATCCTATCCATGAGCCATCCTACACCGATCAGGATCCACATTCCGATTTTTTTACAAATGCCTCGAATCCCCTTGTAGCTTGTCACATGTTCCTGACGATACTTCGATGCAACTATTCCGGTTATATAATCAGTAAAATTCAGTGCTACGAGAGCAAACACCGGTACTGCCAATACTCCAAGATAGGCAAATGCTGCACTCATTATAGTGATAAATATTGCTTTAAATCTTTCCAACTTCATTTACCTCACTCACTTTTCTCTGGATTTTCCTTTAACCACTTTTCTGTTACTTTTTTCCAGAGTTTTGGCACCTGCTCCAGTGTCATTTCTCCAGATCTGATTTTTAATCCATAATACCTGCCCATTATGATGTCACTCCTTCCTGGTCTGCCATAGCACTCATTACTGCTCCCATATCTCCAATAGCTCCGTCATGGACTGCTAATGTTTCGGTATTAGCGGAAACCTGTGCTTTCAGTTTTTCGATATCTGTCAGCTCACGAATACCAAATGTTGCCATGATCTTTCCATCTTCGGTTTTGTCCAAAGTAAACGCCGGTGACATCAGACACATATCTTTGTATGTACCTACGGTCAAGCCCTCACCATTCAGGATCCGCACCTCAGACATGTTCTTATCTGTGCAGCTTTTCCAAAACTGATCTACTGCTGTCATATCCTCAAATACAGCTTTCATGCTTTCAAGGCTGGCAGCTACTTCCAGTTCCACAGCAGTCTCATTTTTTAAAACAATTTTGTCTTTGTTCATAAAATGTTATCCTCCCTATTCCGCAAACATCCAGTCATTTGCAAGCATGTCTGCCTGAGATGCCAACCATCCCATCTGTACACCACTAGTCCCTATAAATGCAATAGCTCTATTCCCAATGGCTTCGTGTTCACAATTCACAATTTTTCCGTCCGTGGTCTTATATGAAATTGCTGTTGCTAACTGGATGTACTGTTTTTTTCCATTCCAACCCTGACGTGCTACTTTCAGCCCTCTCTTCAGATACTTAATTGCATCTGAAAATGAAAACGTAGCTGTGCCTCCCAATACTGGGCAGTTGCTCTCATCAGCAATGCTCCACTCATCTGACTGCATATTCATCATGGTATACTCAACACGCTGTGTCTCTCTGATATCCAACAGTTCTCCCTGATCAGAATCCTGCGGTCTACACTGGATCATGATTGTTTCTTTATCTGTATCCCAATACCAGTATCCTCCCCAACTTGGAAGTTTTACTTTTGCGCCCTTTTTCATAGCAATAAATGCATCAGTAAAGTTCATCTTTTTCTTGTCTCCTTCTACATCTGATAACAAATATTTTCCCATTTTTTATAAGCATCCATATAAAGTTCATTTTTGTCCCCATTATATGTAAACTCATAATACATTCCATCCGGAGCGGTAGTGCTTAATAATGCTTTGTGGTTCTGTAATGTCTTGCAGCACCAAACCACATACACATCATCTACTGTGATTTTTTTCTTATCTGTCTTATCCATGTGCTCATTGGTATAAGCACATACCTTTTCTTTACAAATGCGAATAAATTCAGCATTGCTCATATTTATTCACCTTTCCTTTCTTTTTCTGGTTTGCTTACAATAGTAATTTAGA